TATAAACACAGTAACTTTTGCGTTTGGAACGCCAAACGCATCATTAGCAAGAACTCTACCGACTATGACACCATAATCAGCAGAGTGTAATTTGTACAAATTCTCTTGCGTAAGTTTAAGAGAAAGTACTTCATATATATCTATATCTTGTTTAAGATTAACATTTAAAACCTGGTCGATACCAACATTGGCTTTAATTCTGTAACTATTATCCATTATTTTTTATATTTCTTTAACAGCCTTTTAGGTATGCTTGGCTCCAGTTTATCTGTTGCCATAAAATTTAATATTGATGTCGTGACAAAATAGAAATAAAATTCCAAAAAATTATATATGATTATTAGTTTTCTAAAAAACGTAAGTTTTTTGGCATCCATACGCTGAATTATTTCTTCATCAATATCTTTTCCATTTTTTACTATTTTACAGTCACAATTTTTCATATCAATTTTGTTCTTATCTGAATATCAGAATCAGTATATATCTCAAACATTGAATTATAATCACTGTATAGAACGTGGTCTATTGCATCCAAATCAATTTTAAAAGAGTCTGCCCCATCGTCAACTTTAAATACATTTGTTGCGGCAGATGCACACGTTCCAGTCAAATCAGCTTCTGGATATGGGCATCTATCAGAACTGTATGCTCCGTTATATAAGCTATAAACCTCAAAATTAATTAATGAAACAACTCCATCTACTAACATTATTTCTTTTTCAAGGTCTCCTAGGAATATATCTTCTCCCATATCGTGTTTATCAACAGACATATAATCTTTTATCTTTTCAATAACGTTTGTCAATACAGTTGGAACATCATATGTTTTACTAACAAATATATCAATTGAAAATCCTATATTATATATTTTTCCGCTCTTTCCTTCGATGTAGTCACTAATTGTCCTATAATGAGACATATATTCTTCAATATTTTCAACTAATGTTTCAGGAAGTGCCTTTGTAAGTTTACCGTCTGCATTAAGACCTAATATGCTTATTGAAACTTTGTTGTTTTCCTCAATTACAGCAGCCCTGTAAGGCGCACCATACTTAGGCGGCATCATCATAAGCCTATATTTATAATCTTTCAATGTGACGCATCTTTCTTGTGCTGAATTGTTGTATTTGGTAAGGTATTTAATTTCCTCGGTTGATGGGGCATCTTTACCAGCAACAGCAGGGCTTGTATTTGTAACACTTAAAGAATTAAGAACTTGTCCCCTAAGTGATGCTGCATTTTCATCTGATGTTGCATTTTGTTTGAATTCAGCAACTGTAAGAGTGATAGCGTTAATTGCCCCAACTCCTATGTTACTTGAAATTCCTCCACCAACTCTATAAAGAACAAACATCGTCCACCCTTCTCTTGGCAAAACTCCCAACATATCATTATTAATGATTTGTGACATCATTCTCTCTGAGAATTTTTCCTTTACTTTTGGCAATTCATCATATAGAACTCCACTACCAAAAATGATTTTTAAATAACCATTATCTGTATATTCTGTTATGAATTTTTGCGTTATTGGCTTCCATTTACCCCTATAGTATCTTGTAGTACGTGTTGTACCACTTTCGTCATCTCCACTTTCTGTATAGTCATCGTACCATTCTGGGTTGAAATAATCTTGTAATACGCCCTTATCTATTTTTGTTTCTGGGGCAAACCTGTATTGTTCAGCCAAAGAGTTAACTTCAAAGAATCTAAATGTTTCTGCTGCCTCTTCTGTCATTTTATATTGCTCTGCTTCTATGTAAAACTCTGAAGTTTCTGGGTCTTTTTGGAAATTAGATGTTTCTTTGAAAATAATAGACTCAACGTTCATTACCTCTTTTTCAGGCAGAACTATTTCCATAAATGGCTTAAGGTCTTGCTTAAGAATTACCTTTTTATAGATTCTTGTGCTTCCATTTACTGCTAATGTGGTTTTTGTAACCGTATACGCTGTTATAATACCATTACTGTCTCTCATTGGCACAAATGTTCTATTGGAATACCCTTCACTATTAAACTGTTCCCCAAAATCAACATCTTCCATAAGCTGGAAATTTAAATTTCCTGCTGATACGATAGTGCTTCTTTTAACTATTGGGGCATAATTCCAATTAGGGTGAGATATGCTAGCAGATGCCTCATCTCCAACGGGAAGTACACAACTTAACTCTATTTCGCACATACTTGCTTTTGGTCCTGGAATTTTTAGGCCATTTGTGCGTGCGATGTTCATTACAGTGCTTTTTAATTTTGCACTGTTTACGTTGGTTTCTTGATACATTCTATCAATATGATAAGAAAGGTTATCACTGACAGCAGCAACTAAATCAATAAACCAAGCGCCGACACTTGAGTCATTATAACTGTCTGCAAGTTCCGGATAATATTTATTACTAAAGCTAATCAGTTCTGACTTATAATCGTCAAAATTTCGTGATAAATAATTTATCTTTTTTTCCATTATAGTTGAGTTATTATACTATCGTTAGTTATTTTGTTTCCCTGTTTAACAGAATAGTCCATTCTTACAAATATTTCAGCCCTTTCATCATCACTCTGAACAACTCTAACATCGTTCATTACGCATCCGGGAACAAATCTTTGAACTGATGAAATTATTTCGTTTTTCACGCCTTCCCAAGACTCTGAATCATTTGGGCTAAATATATACCTAATAAGGTCTGTACCAAATTCAGGATTTCTAATCCTTTGCCCTTTAGGGGTAAATACAACATGCATTATCTGACTTCTTATCTTATCCTTTTCTGTCATATTAACGTCAACAAAAAAGTTTTGATAATCATTAGTTGTGAAAGGATATTTCATGCTAAAGAATTGACGCCTAGCCATTTATTAATCACATTTTCAAAATTATTTTTATTAACATACAAAATTTCTATTTTGTTTTTTTCACACTTTTCTTTTTTTGCTTTGTCTCTTTTGACATTTTCACTAAATTGTTTTTCTGCCCATTCTTTACCTTTACCAGCAAAATCTATCGGCTCATAATGTTGTTCACCTTGGCATTCAATTGCTATATTATATTCAGGCAAATAAAAATCTAATGTTTGCAACCCTAACCAATTAAAAGTTTTTTTTCCGCATTGATATTCAAAAATAATTTTTTTATTTTTTAAAACATTGCAAACCTTTTCTTCTAAATGGCTACTATTGCAAATAGGACACCCATGCCCTTGAAGGTGTTTAAATGGCTTTTGTTTAAATACTCCGTGCTTTTTACATATTATTTCCACATCATTTCTACAACCGTTATACTTTACATTGTTATAATAATACCTATCTCCATGAACAAGTATTGCTTTTTTAATAAAATCTTCTGTATTACTTCTTAAACTTCTGCATTTAGGACACCCATACCAATTTAAATGGTCGCACGGTCTTTGCCAAAATTCCCCATGTTTAGGACAAATAATACAAATTTTTTCTGTTGAGTTTTTGTATTCAGATTTTAAATAATCATACCTGTCTCCATGAACTTTTTTTGCTTCTTCTATCCATTCTTCTGTTGTTTTATACCTACCTGAGCATTTTGGACAACCAACCCCTCTTAAATGATGATGTGGGGTTTGCCAAAACTCTCCATGTTCAGGGCAGATAATACATACTTTAGTTCTATTGTTAATATAATTTACTTTAGAATAATCGTATTTATTTCCATGAATTTCAGTAGCCCTTTCAATAAATTCTTCGGTTGTTAATTGTCTCTTCGCCATTACAGTAATTTTACTATATAATTATCTAAAAAATAGTTTTTTATTGGTTTATGTAAACAAAAAATGGGAGGCTGCCCTCCCATCGTTATGTATCTATTTATTTTTCAAAACATATCACCTTTTTTCCAAAACAAATTTGTTATGTCTTCAAACATAATGCGATTTGTTTCCATATTTTCATCATCGTTTATTTTTGTTTGAACTTTATCGTGTTTAAGTTTAAACAGTCTTTGGTTTGTTGTTTTTTTATTTAATGGCCCAAATTTTTCATCATAATGACCCAATTTAATATAGTCAAACCAATTGAAATTGATGTTTTTATAATATTCATCGCGTCCACTATACCACCCAATTTTCAGATTCTTGTTTTTACGTATGTACTCTGCCAATTTACATATTTCATCAGGATTGGCATCTCCACCCATAAAACAAACAGTTGTTATGCCATCATTTTTTTCTATAAGACTATCAAGTTCTTCTGTTGTCAACTCTACGCCAATATCATTCCATAAAAACTTTGAATGGCATCCAGGGCATCTACACGGACAATTTGTTATGTTAATTGCTAATGTTATTTCGTCTGGTATTTCTTCAAATACCACCATCGAATCATAGTATTTAACCATTATTTACAGTATCTATTCGTTTTTCTAATTCTGATTTTGGCATATTTCCACTAAACATAGAAATAACCTTATCGTTTTCATCTAAAATTATTGTAGTTGGAACTCCTCTTACTCCATACTTAATTGCTAAATCTTCATTTTCATCAACGTCAAATTCTTCAAAAGTGATGTTTTCATATTTTTTTTCATTCTTTACATCATTAAATGTTTTAGCATAAACTTTACACGGCATACACCAGCTTGCCGACATTTTCATAATTTTACTTACCATTTTTTTAAAAAAAATATTTTGTTAACAAAAGGGTACTGGTTAGTACCATTTATTTATTTTTCGTTGTAATATCTCATTTCTTGCTCAATTTGTCTTGCTTCATTAAATGAACTTACTCTCTTTAAATATCCTATAATCCTTGTTAAATAGTCAAGATTCTTACTTCCGCATTTAGGACAAGTATCAAGTGTGTCTTTACTTATGAATCCGCAATCATTACATACTGTGTTTTTACAATTGAATGTAAAATAGCTACAGCCGTATTCAGACGCAACCTTCAATAACTGCCTGTATTGATTAAATGATAGGTGTTCGTTAATATTAAGGTGTGCTGCTTGTCCTCCATCTAAGTATTTGACAAAATCATTACCGTGAAGTTTCATTTTGTCAAGCAAAGACAATTTATCATCCTCAGGATTAAAGAAATAACTGCTATACATTATATGCTTTGGAGAAACGTAGTATCCATCCTTTTTATCCCAATTGTAGTTTTTATTAGAAAGATTTTCTCCTGGCACAAATTCTGTATTATACATACAATCCCTTGTCTTATCCTTTTTGTTTGAAATGTTGATTGTTTCAAGCACTTTGTTTACGAACTCATTATAATCAGAATTCAAATTAGGCTCAATGCCAAGAAATTCTGCTGCATCTGTTAATCCATTAACACCAACTGTTAGGTATTGCTTTCTCATATTTATGAATCCGCCTCTATAAACATCTAACATATTTGCGTTAAGAAAATCTTTTATTATTTCATTAAACGCTCTTTGGTATTTATGAACTCTTTCAGTAATTTCAGTAATTCCATTTTGAATATATGAATAAAGTAAATCCTTATCTTTTACTTTTGAAATATCAATTTGCTTGTTATCCTCAATTGTAGTATTCTCTACTTCTTTAAAATAAATCCTTGTAGAATTCTGAATAACTCTATTAAGGTTAATTGTCATAACACTTTTAGAGCCGGTTGCAACTGATGC